TGCCTCTGTACGCGTGGTTGAAATAGGAAGTTTGAAAATGGGCCGGGGCCGAAAGCCGACGCCAAAGCCGATCCTGAAGCTTCGGGGCTCCCGCATTCGCGGGCCGCACGTCTCGGGCATCGACGCCCCGCCGGGCTCGCCGCCGGCCCCGGATTGGATGTGCCCGACCGCCCGTGCCGAGTGGGATCGCGTGGCCCCGATGCTTGAAGCGTCGAAGGTCATGAGCCCGCGACATCAGCAGACGCTCGCGGCGTACTGCGACGCGTTCGCCGACATGGTGACGGCTGACCGCGAGCTCCAGGCGAACGGCACGACCATCATGGACGACAAGGGTAGGGTGAGTAATCACCCGGCATGGCTCCGCAAGCGGGATGCTCGGAACCAGATGCTCAAGTTTGCAGCAGAGTTCGGGCTCACTGCCTCCGCACTCGCCAGGGTCTCGGCCATTGAGCAAACGCCGGAAAACGACGAAGACGCCGCCATCCTGTTCGGATGACTGCAACTGCTCATCGTGCCGGGCGGTGAAGTTCTTCGAGAAGTTCTTCACCCACGCCAAGGGCGAGAAGGGCGGGCAGCCGTTCCTGCTCGAACCGTGGCAACGCGACTACGTGCGGGCGTTGTTCGCCGAGCGTGACGGTCGCCGGCAAGTGCGAACGTCGCTGCTCGCGGTGCCTCGCAAAAACGGAAAGAGCACGCTCTGTGCCGGGCTGGCTCTCAAGCTCTTGATGGAACCCGAGCCGGGCGGCGAAGTCTATTCGTGTGCCGCGTCGCGGGATCAAGCCCGGCTCGTGTTCGATACCGCAAGGATCGCGGTCGAGCAGTCGCCCGTGCTGTCGAAGCATCTGAAGGTCTACCGCTCCGCGATCGTGTGCGAAAAGACGCACGCGACCTACAAGGCACTATCGGCCGAGGCTGGCATCCAGCACGGGCTGAACCCGCATGGCGTGATCTTTGACGAGTTGCACGCCCAGCCGAACCGCGAACTCGTGGATGTGATGGCGACTTCGATGGGTGCTCGGTCGCAGCCGCTCATGATCTACATCACGACGGCGGGGTATGACCGGAAAAGCATTTGTTGGGAAATCTGGAGGTACGCGGAGGCGGTCGCGTCGGGCGGCATCGCCGACGATCGGTTCCTGCCGGCGATCTTCTGTGCCGCCCCGGAGGCCGATTGGAAGGACGAAAAGACCTGGGCCGTCGCGAACCCGAACCTCGGCGTCTCGGTGAACTCGGACTTCCTGCGGAGCGAGTGCTCGCGGGCGGTCGAGATGCCCGCATACGAAAACACTTTTCGGCAACTCTATCTGAACCAGTGGACAGAGCAGGACATTCGCTGGTTGCGAATGGATCACTGGGCGCAGGGCAATGCCCCGTGCCCGGTCTCGCTCGACAAGCGGGAGTGCTGGGCGGGGCTCGATTTGGCGACCACGTTCGACACGACGGCTTTCGTGTTGCTGTTTCCGCTGGATGAGGGGCGGTACTGGGTCGAGCCGCACTTCTGGATTCCCGAGGAGAACATGCGGGAGCGGGTGCGACGGGATCGTGTTTCCTATGACGTTTGGGCGAGGCAGGGGAATCTGCACCTGACGCCGGGGAACGTCACTGACTTCGATCAAGTGCGGGCCGACATCAACCAACTGGCGAAGAAATACAACATTCGCCAGATCGGAATCGACCGATGGAACGCCACGCAGTTAGCCAATCAACTGCAAGGAGACGGCATAAGCGTTGTAGGTTACGGACAGGGCTATAGCTCGATGAGCGGCCCCGCGAAAGTGCTGGAATCGCTCACCGTGTCGGGCAAGTTGCTGCACGGCGGTCATCCGGTCTTGGCGTGGCAGGCGGGCAACGTGGCGATACAGCACGACCACAACGGAAACATCAAGCCGAGCAAGGCGAAGTCGAACGAGCGAATCGACGGGATCGTCGCCCTGGTCATGGCCTTGGGCATCCATTCATCGACAGCGGCCCAAGGGCCAGCCACAGAACCCTCCATCCTGCTCATATGATCTCCCCAAACGCTCGCATCCTGTGGCTCCCCGGCGAAGACTCTCGCAACTGGGATTATGAGTCGGGCGGCTGGGCTGGCGGCAACCGCAACCCGTCGGGCGTGAAGGTGGACGCCGAGACCGCGTTGCGATCGACGGTCGTGCTCGCGTGCATCCGCGTACTCTCGACCAGCGTCGCGGGGCTCCCGCTGCATCTCTACCGCCGGCTGCCGGGTGGCGGGAAAGAGATCGCCCGCGAGCATCCGCTCTATCGCATCCTGCACACGCAGCCGAACTCATGGCAGACGAGCTTCGAGTGGCGAGAGCAGATGATGCTGCACTTGCTCTCGCATGGGTTCGCTCTCGATGAGAAGGTCTACAGCGGGGGGACGATCAGCGAGATCGTGCCGCTGCACCCGAGCCGGGTGAAGACCGAGCAACTCGAAAACAACCGGCTGCGGTACACGTACCGCGAAGCGTCGGGATCATCGACGGTCTACACGCAAGACGCGGTGATGTCGGTGCGTGGGATGTCGGATGACGGCGTGAACGGGATGAGCACGATCGAGCTCGCCCGCGACGCGATCGGGCTGGCTCGGGCGTGCGAGATCCACGGGGCGACGTTCTTCGGGAATGGTGCCCGGCCTGGGGTGATCTTGTCCACCGATCAGATGCTTTCGCCGGAGGCAGCCGAGAACACGCGGAACCAGTGGGAGCGAGCCCATCGCGGGGCGGATCGCAGCAACCGAACGGCGGTGCTGCAGGGGGGGCTCAAAGTTTCGGAACTCGGCGGGAACAACCAAGAGAGCCAGTTTCTTGAGGCTCGCCGCTTCCAAGTCGAAGAAGTGTGCCGCCTCTTCGGCGTGCCGCCGCATCTCGTGGGCGACCTCACGCGTTCGTCGTTCTCGAATATCGAACAGCAATCGCTCGACTTCCTGACGAACGGGCTGATGCCGTATCTGCGTCGCATCGAGTCTTCGATCGCCCGCGATCTCTTGGAAGGCGATGACGAATACTTCGCGGAGTTCGACACTCGTGGCGTGCTGCGGGCTGACGCTGCGGGTCGGTCGAGCTACTACAACACGATGTGGAACCTTGGCGTGTTGAGCGTGAACGAGATCCGCTCACTGGAGAATCTGAACCCGGTCGAAAGCGGCGATGTCAGGTTCGTGCAACTCAACATGACCACGCTCGATAAGGCGGCCCAGGTGGTCGAGGAGCCGGCGGTGGTCGAGGAGATCGTGACGGTCGAAGAGCCGGCGGCGACGCCGGCAGACGCCCCCACGGTAATCGAGGTGCTCGACCAGTACCGCAGCGGCTCGCTGACCTTGGAAGGTGCGAAGGCGTTGCTGATGGTCTCGTTCCCGCAGACGCCCGAGGCGATGATTGACGCGATCCTCGCGGGCGTGGTGGTGAAGCAGCCCGAGCCTGCCTCCCCCGAGCCGGTCGCGCAGCCCCTCACCCCCGAGCCCCTCGCGGCCTCGCTCCCCGCGAGCCGTGCGATGACGATCAGCGTCGATTTCGACCGGACGTTCTCTGCCGATCCTCGGCTCTGGGGCGAGTTCGCCCGCAAGGCGGTCGCGGACGGGAATCGTGTCGTGATGATTTCTCGCAGGCCCGAGGCGGATCGAGAGGAGGTGATCTCATCTCTCGGCGACTACGCCGAGGCTTTCTCCGACGTGCTGCTCGTGGGTAGTGACACGCTCAAGGACGATGCGGCCCAGGCGGCCGGGATCGCCGTTGACGTGTGGGTGGACGATTCGCCTCAGTTCATTCGTAGCGAGCAGCGTGCCGCACCGGGTGCGGTCGCGGAGGGTGACTTCGTTTCGTGGGATTCGTCGGGCGGTCGTGCTCGCGGGCGGATCGACCATGTGATGGACTACGGCACGCTGGACATCCCCGGCACCGATTTCACGATCGACGCAACCGAGGAAGATCCCGCCGCCCTCATCACGCTTTACGAAGAGGTGAGCGGCGGGTGGCGGGCGACCGAGACGCAAGTCGGTCACAAGGTGAGCACGCTCACGAAGATCGACCCGCTCCCCGAGCCGCCGCCGGTTGAGGAGAGCTCCTACGGCAAGCCGAAGCGGAAGGGGCGGAAGCGTGGCTAGGTACGACCACATCGACTTCACGCCCCCGGCTGGCGTGCGTGAGGAAGCAGCGAAGGGGCTCGCGTGGCGAGACGAGCACGGCCGAGGCGGCACGGCAGTCGGCGTTGCCCGAGCACGCGACCTCTCGAACGGCGTGAAGATCAGCCCCGAGACCGCTCGGCGGATGAAGGCGTATTTCGACCGGCACGAGATCGACAAGCAAGGAAAGGGCTATAGCCCAGGCGAGGACGGCTTTCCATCAGCCGGACGCATCGCCTGGGCACTTTAGCTTTGGGGTGGAAACCCCGGTCAAGATTGGTCAAGCAAACTGGTGCGGCAGATGAACGCCGCCGACGAGGAAGGCAGGAGCATCATGGGCAACATCGAACGGCGTTCTCTGGCGATTGACGAGATCGAGTCGGCGGTGCCGCTGCTCGCGGTCGAGAGCCGCAGCGAGGATGACGGCAGCGAGCGGGAATGGGTTATCGGCTATGCCGCCAAGTTTGGAGTTCTCAGTTTGGACTTAGGGGATTTTGTCGAGAGGCTTGACCCCGGTGCCTTCGGCATCGTCTCCGAGCGTCGCGGTCGCAAGAAACCGCTGGAGACGCGAGCCCTCTGGAATCACGACCCGAACTACCCGCTCGCCCGTTATCCCGGCACGCTGCGGATGACGGTCGATGAGGTCGGGCTGCGGTATGAGTTCCCGGTGCCCGACACGTCCTATGGGCGGGACATCGCCAGCAACATCAGGGCGGGCATCGTGAAGGGTTCCTCGTTCAGTTTCACCGTGCCGAGCGGCGGCGACTCGTGGGCGGTCGAGGACGGTCGCAGCGTTAGAACCATTCAGCGGGTCGATTCTCTGATCGATTTGGGGCCGGTCTGTTTCCCGGCCTACCCCGATGCTGACGTGACGGTGGCGCAGCGTTCGTTCAGTCACTTCCGCCAGGAGCGGCGGCAGCACGAGGAAGCCCGCAAGTATCTCGCGGATCGGGCCGCGTTCTTTCGCGACGTTCTGAGGCAGCATGGCCGCTAGTGGTGATTCGTGCTCGCGTTGTCGCGAGGGCAAGTACGCCGTCGCGTCGAGCGTTCGCAGCGGCGAGTATCAGACTCGGTATCTGCGGTGCCAGCGGTGCGGCTGCACCGACAAGCAGATCATTCACGCCGCCGAGGTGCGTCGGAAGTCTTTTACTGCCGACGCACGCTAACTGCATGGTTTCGGGGCGTGGCTCCTAGTTTCGGGATAGGCGAACGCGATCGCGTTGCCGTGAACCCGAATACAGGAGCGATCCTCGTGGACAAGATCAAGGCACTGCTCGAAGAACTGGCCGCCGTTGTCGCCGAGATGGAGGCGATGACCGAGGACGCCCCCGAGGGTGAGGCTCCCGCCGAGCCGATGACCGAAGAGCAGGAGGCTTCGCTCCGGTCGCTCGAAGTTCGGGCCGACAAGCTCAAGGAGCGGATCGAGTTCCTGACCCGCGTGCAGGCCAAGGAGCTTGAGCTCCGCAGCGTTCTGGAGCGTGCCGCTCCCGCCAAGAAGATCGAAGCCACCACCGAGGAGACTCCCGTGGAGAAGCGAACTGTGTTTGCGGTGCCGAAGGCGTCGCGTCCCCTGCGTGGCTTCCGCTCCGAGGAGCGTGCCTACCGTGCTGGCATGGCGATTCGTGCTGGCCTGTTCAACGATGACGAGGCTCGGCGGTGGTGCATGGATCACGGCGTCGAGAGCCGTGCCCAGGCTGGCGGCATCAACTCGCTCGGCGGTGTGCTGACCAATGACGAGCTCTCCAGCGAGATCATCCGGCTCGTGGAGGAGTTCGGTGCCTTCCCGGCGAACGCCCGCAACGTCGCGATGAACAGCGACACGCTGCTCATCGCCCGTCGCACCGGCGGTCTGTCGGCTCGCCCGATCGGCGAGAACGCCGCTCCGACCACCAGCGATGTGACGTTCGACAACGTGCAACTCGTGGCCAAACTTTGGGGCGTCGATAACAGGGTACCTATGTCCCTGATCGAAGACTCCGTAATTGATTTGGCCGACGCAATGGCGGTCGAGGTGGCTCAGGCTTACGCCGAAGCCTTCGACAACGCTGGCTTCATCGGCACGGGTGCTGGTGCGGTGTATCACGGCACGGTCGGCGTCGCGGTCTCCATCAACGACGGCACGCACTCAGCGGGCGTCGTGACGGCTGACACGGGCAACAACAAGTTCGACAACCTCGATCTGCTCGACTACACGAACGTGGTCGCCCGGCTGCCCCTGTACGCTCGGCGGAATGCCAAGTGGTACATCAGCCCGGCTGGCTACGGCTCTTCGATGCTGCGGCTCCTCATGGCTGCCGGTGGCAACAACGGGGCCGATGTGGCCGGTGGCGGCGGGCTCCAGTTCCTGGGCTTCCCGGTGGTGCTGACGCATCCGCTGGAGAGCCGCCTCACCGGCACGGGTTCGGCGATCGCCTGCCTGTTCGGTGATCTGTCGCAGGCTTGCACGATGGGCACGCGGCGTGAAGTGACGGTGAAGACCGACTCCAGCCGGTTCATCGAGTTCGACCAGCTTCTGACCTTCGCGACCGCTCGCGTCGCGATGGTCGCTCACGACCTCGGTGACACCAGCAAGGCTGGCCCGATCGTCGCGCTCAAGTTCGCCTCGTGACCTCTGACCCCTTCCTAGGAGAATCTGACCAGTGAATCACCTCGAAGCTACGAAGACGGTCGTTGGCACGACGGTCACGAGTGCGGCCGGTACGGCGACGCTGACCATCGACACCCTCGGCTACGATTACGCGTCGGTCGATGTGGTCGTGGCGGTCTCGGCGACCCCGGCGAACACCTCGGCGTCGATCCTGAACGTGCTGACGCTCTCGCAGGGCGACACCAACACGGCCGGCTCCTCGGTCTACACCGTGGCGGTTCCCGCTGCGAGCGTGGCTGTGACGGCCCAGCCCAGCGTGGTGCGGCTCGATGTCGATCTGCGTGGCAAGGGTCGATATCTGAAGGTCGACGCGACCCCCGCTACCTCGCTCGCCACGACGATCGTCGGGCGGTTGGGCAAGGGCGAGGTCGGCCCCGAGTCGGCTTCCGCCAAGGGCGTGCTCGCGAAGTACACCGGCTGACGCTTGACAGCCTCGACACAGTGGATGGCGGGTGCGGCATGAGCCGTGCCCGCCATCTCTGTTTGGGGGCTCCATGATCGTCAAGGTCGGCAGTACAGATGTCGATGTTCGGATCGAGTGCGTGATGAGCGGCCCGCGATTCGGCCCGCTCGCGAATCTCTTCGGCTGGGCTCAAGCCCTCATGCCGCTCGGCATCCGCCCGACGCTCGGGCAGGGGGCTCTCTGGGGGCAAGTGCTCCAGCGGTGCATGGAGCAGTTCATCGACTCGACCGAGTACATCCTGACCACCGACTTCGATTCGTTTTGGGGGCAGCGTGAAGTCTCCGAACTCGTCGCCCTCGCGATGGCTTTCCAGTGCGACGCCCTCGCCCCGCTGCAAGTGAAACGCGAAGACGGTCGCCCGATGTTCACGTTGCCCGGCACACTGGACAAGCCGCCAGAGGGCGGGGCGACCGAGTTGCCGATGTCGTGGTTCGCGGAGCCTGTGCAGGAAGTCGATAGTGCTCACTTCGGCTGCACGCTGATCTCGACGCGGGCTCTGAAGCGGACGCCGAAACCTTGGTTTCAAGACCAGCCCAACGCCAAAGGCGAGTACGGCGACGGGCGGATCGACGCCGACATTCACTTCTGGCGGCAGTTTCGAGCCGCTGGGAATCGTGTCTACATCACGCCCCGCGTCTCGATCGGCCACGGCGAGTACGTGTCGGTGTGGCCGGGCAAGGATCTGCAATCTCCGGTGTTTCAGTACGTGGGCGACTACACCGCGAACGGTAAGCCAAAAACTGCATGGAGTCTCCCGAAATCGTGAAAATCAAACTGGTGCAGAACTACTCGACCTACACGGTCGGGCGGGTGGTCGAGTGCGAGAACGAGACAGCGGAGCGACTCATCCGCGACGGCATCGCCGTGCGAGAGTCGCAGATGGATCTGATCGAGACGGCGACAGCCGAGCCCGAGGTCGAGCGGGCTGACGCACGACCGCGACGCGGCAGGAAACCGAATGCGATACCGCAGCCTCAAGACTCTGACCCAGCCGACGGTTGAGCCGGTCTCGCTCGCGGAAGCCAAGGCACATTGTCGGGTCGACATCGACACCGACGATGCCCTGATCTCTGCGTACATCAAGGCGGCTCGCGAGTGGTGCGAGGCGTACTGCGACGAGACGTTCGTGCATGCCCAGTACCGGATGACCCTCGACTCGTTCCCCGTGGAGATCGAGCTCCCCCGGCCGCCGATGGCATCGGCGGGCACGACCACGGCGGTGAGCGTGACCTATACGCTGGAGAACCAGAGCACCGCGACGCTCTCGATCTCGGAGTACCGCATCGACCGAGACAGTGTGCCGGGCGTGCTGCGGACAAACTACAACGGCTCCTGGCCCTCGCATCTTCTAGACTACAACGCCGTCACGGTCACATGGTGGGGCGGCAAGAGTGCCGACGGTTCCGGCGTGGAGCAGCGAATCCGCAACGCGATCCTCTGGCTCGTGGGCATGTGGTATGAGCGGCGGATGGCGGCAGACGCGGTAAGCCTCTCGGAGATCCCGTTCGGCGTGAAGTCGCTGCTCGATTCCGCCAAGTGGGGATCGTACCGATGAGCGTGTCGGGTCGCATCGCGATCGACGTTGAGTTTCTCGACCGCACGACCACAGCGGCCGGGAGTTCGCTGAACACGATCGCACTGCGGAATGCGAGCGAGTACGCAACTGGCAAGGTGGCTGTTATCGCCGGAACGTGCAGCACGAGTGCCGTTGTGGTGGCGACTGCCTTGGCTGCCTACCGCGACGCTGCCGGGGCTGCGGTTACGTTCGCATCGCTTGAGCGAGTGGCGTTCTCGTCGCCGACCCTCGCGTACTTCGATTGCGAGCAGCGAGGGCAGGGCGGCGACAACGCTATCGCCAGCCGAAACGGCGAGGTGACTGTCGTTGATACGCCGAGCGTGACGTTCGTCTATACGACCGCTGGCACCGCGTCCTACACGCTCGTGCTCTATGGAACATGAGGCACGAGCATGAGCGACGTTCGCGGCAAGTTCGTGATCGACGTTGACTTCACCGACCGCACCACGGCGACGGGCGTGCAGCGGATGAAGATCGTGTCGCTTGCTTCTGCGACCGAGTACCCCGATGGCAAGGTGGCGGTCGTGTCGGGAACGTGCGGCACGGCGGTTGTGAGCGTGCCCGTCGCCCCCACGACCTACAGGAACGCAGCCGGGAATCTGGTCTCGTTCGGCAGCGTGTCGCGGGTGGCGTTCCAGGCGAGCGGGCCGACGCTCGTGGCGTGCGACGGCATCGGCGGGTGCGGCGTCAATGATTGGACGATTTACTCGCGAGCGGGACAGGTTGCGGTTTCGGAAGCGATAGAGACCGCCTCGTTCTCCATCAGTGTGTTCGGCACCGCTGGCACCGCTTCCTACACGCTGGTGATGTATGGCACTTGACCCCGGTCGCCTTCGCGAGCGGATCACGATTCAGCAGGCGACCGAGCGACGCAACTCGCTCGGGGAGAGCACGCTGGAATGGTCGACGTTCGTGACGCGGTGGGCCAGCGTCGAAGGGCTCTCGTCTCGCGAGGTGCTGCTCTTGGGGCAGCAGCAGACCGACGGCACGCACCGCGTGCGGCTGCGGTATGTGACGGGGCTTGTGCAGACGATGCGGCTCTTGTGGCGTGGTCGGGTGCTGGAGATCACGACGCTGCTCGAACACGCGAACCGCAGCGAGCACGAGTTGCTGTGCCAGGAGAGGGTGGACTGATGGCTGTCGCAGGGATCGAGATCACCG